GATGTGTATAAGAGACAGGCCCTGCTCGACCCCGGCCTGCGCGATCTGCGAGATCAGGTCGGCCCTGAGCCCCTTCTTGCGGAGCGCCGCCAGGTGCGCCTCGAAGGTCCGGGCCCGGGATGCCTGGGCGTCGAGCGTCTGGATGATCTGGTCGGCGCTGGTCGGCCCGCCGTCCCCCACGATGTTCCCGGCTTCGAGGACGCCCTTCCGCACATCGGCGGCGAGGGTGTCGCGGGCCTTGATCTGGTCGGCGAGCTTCTTCTGCGCGGTCTTCAGCCGCCCCGCTACCACTAGCTCGCGGTTGGCCAGCTTCACCAGCTTCTTGCTGTCGGAGCTGATCCGGCCGAGCGCCTTCGACCTGGTCTTCCCCGGGCGGAGGCTGTCGGTGACGATGTCCGCGAGCTTCGCGGCCGCCGCCCGGACCTGCTTCGCGGAGCCGGTGAGTCCGTCGACCAGGCCGCGGGCGATCCACCGCCCCTGCGCCTTCGTCACCTTCGAGGGGCTCGCGATCCCCAAAGCCTTCGCGATCGGCCCGGGGATGACGCTCCGCGCCCAGCCCATGATCTTGGCCTTGATCCAGCCGCCCATTGCCTGGATTCCCGACCACAGGCCCTGGACGACGTTGCGGCCCTTCTCCAGCAGCAGCGAGCCCAGGCTTCCGAGGCCCGCACTGATGCGTCCAGGCAGGCCGGAGGCCCATTGGATGAGCTGGACCGCTTTGGCTGTGGCGCCGGATTTGATGCGGTCCCAGTGCCGCAAGAAGATCGAGACGATGTTCCACCGGAGGAAGAAGCCGATGATGGCCGAGGCGATGCCCTTGATCTTGTCCCAGATCCACCCCCACGCCTGGGTAGTCCACTTGACGATCTTGTCCCAGTTCTTCCAGATCAGGACACCGAGCCCGACGATCGCGGCGATCACCCAGCCGACCGGGCCCATCGCGATCACCCACGCGGCAGCCATCCGGGCGCCCTGGAGTAGGGACTGCACGCCCATCAGCAGCCAGGCCCCGACCACGCGCGCACCCGCAGCCACCTGACCGGCCGCCGACGCAGCCGCCCCCGCACCGGCCATCAACCACCCGGCCGCCACCCGGGCCCCGTTGAGCACCGCGCGGCCCGCCATCAGCAGCCACGCGCCGGCCACACGGCCGGCCGCGGCGATCTGCGTTCCGGCCGACCGCAGCGCGGCGACACCGGACATGACCCACCCGGCCACCACCTGCGCGCCCCGCACCGTCGCGGCCACGCCCATCAGGACCAACGCCGGCACGAGCACACCCGCGACAACACCGGCGACGATGCGCAGGGTGACGCCGTTCTTCTGCGCCCACTGCCCAAACCGCATCAGGGCCGGAATTACCTGGGCGCCCAGGACATTCACGATGCCCTGCGTCACACCGCGCTTGAAAGCCTCGACGCGCACACCGGCGGACTCCTGAATCGAGTTCCCGGCCTTGTCGACCGCCCCGGAAAAGGTACCGAATTTCGCGGCCGCCTTTGACGGGTCCATGGTGTCGAAAGCGCCACCAAGGTCCTCGAATTTGGTGCCGAAGAGCCCGATGGCGACGGTGTTCTTCTTGACGGGGTCGTCGAGTCCGCGGATCTTGTCGAAGATCGTGTCCATCGCCTTGGTGGCCTTGGGGCCGCCAGCAGCAAGGATCTTGATCATCTTGTCGGCGTCGAGGCCGAGCGCCTTGTACGCCTCGGCCGCCGCTTCGCTGCCGTCGATGGACAGGAGCGAGAATTCCTTGATTGCGTCAGCCGCGATATCCGTGTCGCGTGCACCCCCGGCGAGAGCCTGCGAAACAAGCCCCATTGCCATCGGTCCATCAATTCCGACCTTGCGAAATTGGGTGCTGTACTCATCGAACGTATCGAGGAGATCCTCGCTCGCATTCAGGCCCTTCTGCTGGGCCTTGACGAGAATGTCCATCGCCTCTTCGGCGTCACGTGCCATCCCCGTCTTGACCATCTTCCCGACGGTCGTAGAGACGTGCGCGACCTCCTCGCCGAGGATCCGCCCGGTCGTCGCGATCCGGATACCGAGCGCGTCGAGCTGGCGCTCGGTCGCGCCGGTCGGGATCAACCCGTTCTGAGCGATCGCGGCCATGGTGTCGGCGGCGGTCTGGAAGTCCTCGACCATCGCCGAGGCGAAGAGCCGGCCCGCAGCCTTGCCGTACTTCTGCGCGACCGCGGGCGTGCCGCCGATCTGCCCCTCCAGCGTCCCCAGGATCTGGGACTGCTCCAGGTAGTCGGTGATCCCGACCACGAGGGCGGCCCCGGCCGCGACGCCCGCGCCAGCAGCGATGGTCTGGAGCCGGGAGAGACCGCCCTCGGCAGCCTGGACCGCGTCGTCGGCCCCATCTCGGGCCCCGTCGCGGAGCGCGTCGCCGAGGGCATCCCCGGCAGCGTCACCGGACCGGCGGGCAGCGGAGACGAAGCGGCCCCGGGCGTCCCGGATGCTGCCGTCGGCGGCCCGGGTGAAGCCGTCGCCGAGGGCCTGGCCCGCCTGCTGCCCGGCCTGCTCGGCGTCGTCTGCCATCCGCTGCCCGGACGCGTTGAGGTCGCCCTCCGCCCGGCGAAGGGCAGGGCGCACCTCGCCGTCGTCGAGCCGGATGAATCCCACCAGCTCGCCGACGGTCAACGCCACGGTGGCCCCCTTACTTGCTGCGCTCAGGAGGCGCGAAGTGCCGGTTGATCCTGGTCTCCGCAGAGAGGAGCCCGTAGATGCGGGTCTTCAGCCAGCGCCAGCTGCGCGCCCGCATGAGACCGGGGGTGTCGAGGTCGATCCCGTACGTTTGCTGGAAGTCGGCCTCGATCAGGGCCCATTGCTCCAGCAGCCCCGCCCAGGTCAGCTGCGGGCCGCCGCCTTTTTGGGCTTTTTGGGCCGGGATGCCGTCTTCGTACCACTCGTAGAGGCCGGTGGCTTCGTCGTACTCGCCGCACCCTTTGCCGAGGAGGCGCGCGCGCCCGACTTCCGCCGTGCCGCGCGATTCGGTTTTCCCGGCTGCGCCCCGGTCTTCCAGTACTGGGCGGCGGTCTCACGATCCACGGTGATCCACATCATCGCGGTGATCGCGACGTGCTTGAAGCGGGACCAGCGGAGGTCCGTCAGGAGGACGTCGTACTGGTCGCCGAGGCACATCTTGTAGAGGTCCAGCTCCTCCTGGTCGTCCAGGGCCTGGGACTCGACCGGGGCCCCGCCCGCGACCATCCGGGCGGCCAACGTCGTGATCTTCTCGATCTTCACGCCGTCCACGGCCGCCGGGTCCTCGATCCGGTAGACCCGCTCGACACCGTCCTTGCCCGTGACCGGGAGCTCCAGGACGTCGTCGAGGAAGGCGTCGAGCGCCTCGAACTCGCCGGCGCCCATCAGGCGATCGGGTTCGTGATCGGAGTGATCTTGCCGTCGCCGGTGATGGTGATCTCCACCTGGCCCAGCGCGGTGTGCTCGCCGCCGGACTCCTCCCACTTCACGATGCCCGTCCCCTCGTACGCCTCGGGGTAGCCCTCGCGGTCGAACCAACGGCTGTGGACCTTCGAGCCGGAGCCGAACTCGAAGGCCGCGAGGCGCAGCTTCTCGTGGGTCGGGTGGTACGTCCTGACCTGGTCGTTGACCTTGCGGTTCAGGGTCGTGGTCAACTCCCAGGACTGGGCCGTCTTGGTGTTGCCGTTCCAGCCCTCCGACTCGTAGTCGCTGCTGTCCTCGATGTTGGGGTCGGGCATCGGCGGCTTGAAGTCGGTGACGCCCATCACCGTCGTCCATTCCGGGGCCTCGGCGGTGCCCATGTTGAGCTGCCAGCGCCACCGGCGGGCGAGAGCGGTCTCCGGGGTGGGTGTCGACATGCGCGATCTCCTAGTCGTTCAGAAGGGGCCGGGTGGTCCGGAAGTAGAAGTTGCTGGTCAGCTCGTGCCGACCGTGGGTGTCCTGGCCCATGGGCCCGGCGGACTCGCGCCAGGACAGGGCCACGTAGACGCTGCGGAGCCGGTAGCTGCGCCGCTCGTGCAGCAGCCGGAAGGCGCCGTCCGCGAGGGCCCAGACCTCGCGGAGGTCCGGGCCGGCCCGGTACCGGATCTGCACGGCCGTGATCGCGTCCGTGGTGTCGGTGTCCTCGACCGGGTACGGCGTTAGCGCGTACACCCGGGCGGGCTCCTCGGGCATCGCCCCCAGGATGATCGGAGTCTCACCCGGCCGGATCGGGGCGTCGGGCCGGTAGACCCCAAGGCCCCCGCCGGCCATCAGCTCGGCCAGGCCCTGCAGGAGGTCCACGGTGTACGTCATCGCAGCGTCCGCCGGAGCTCGGCCGCGACGATCGCGGCCACCTGCTGCCGGGCCTGGTTCAGCGGCTCCTCTACGTACTTCGCCTGGCGCCCGGGCGCGTGCTGGAAGTCCAGCTCCTCGTGCTGCCGGACCGCGTACGGGGTGTCGTAGCTGACGGCGGAAGTCAGCGTCGCCTCGTCGACTGACGCAGTCCCGGACCGGGACAGGGCGGCCTCGTCGAGCGGGACGACGGCCTGGGTCTCGCCGAGGACGTACTCCGCGGCGAGGAACGCACCGCGGGCGGCGGCGGGCCGGAGCGCGCGCACCACCTGGTCGCCGTTGAAGCGGAGTCTGTAGCGCGCGGGCATGCGGCGGCCTCCCTACTCGAGCTGGATTTCCACGTGGTCGGGGGTGCCGAGGCCGCCGCTGTCCCGGGGCGCGTCCTGGATGACCCGGGTCTGGCGTCCGCCGGGGAGCGTGACCCGGGACAGCGGCGGGGCCGTGGTGCCCGGGGAGGCGTACGCGGTCGACGAGGAGACGACGACGTCCCCCTGGGGTGTCCGTACGTTCCGCGTTTTCTGGTCCAAGAGGCACCGCACCTCGACCGGGGGGCCGTACAGCGGGCCCGTGCTGGTCCGGCCTGCATACGGCTCGACGACGATCTGATGCCGCAGGAAGCGGCGCGGGATGGCCATCAGCAGCTCGCCAGAGCCGTGAAGCGGATGTGTTGCGAGGGGATGAGCTGGAGCGCCCGGAGGAGCTTGGGCGCGTAGTAGGACGGGCTCGCACGGTTGTCGCCCGCGCCGAACTGGAGGTTCACGCTGCCGATCTGGGCTCCCTGGAGAGGGCCGGAGATGTCGGTCTCCTCGCCGACCTCGCCCCAGAACTCCACCTGGCTGCACACCGCGTCCCGGAATCCGGCGGCGACGAGGGGGTGTGTCGGCATCCCGTCGCTGTCCACCTCGTAGATCGCGGTGAGCAGAAAGTCGCTGTCGAGGAGCTGCGACGCCCGTTCGAGCAGCCGCTGAGCGCCCAGCGGCGGCGCCTGTCCGAGGGCGTTGGCGAGATCGGTCGTCGTGGCGTACACCCGGCCGTCCCCGCGCGCGCCCGGGGCGGGAGCGATGGACACGAGCTCGTGCTCGACGCCCGCGCCGGTGCCGGTGATCGACCACGACAGCCGCCACACCCCGGCCGCCGTGTAGACCACCGGCGCGGTCCACGCCGCGCCGTCATCCACAGGCGTGACCACAGGTGTGGATACCGTGCCGTCCGGCGCGGCCACGACCAGCGTCACCGCCGTCGTCTCGTCGTGCTCGCCGACCTCCAGCCGAGCCGTGACGAGGTCTCCCACATCGGGCATCGAGTCCTCCTGTTCAGTGGCGCGGGCGGCCGGAACCCCGTCGGCCGTGCGAGAGCGCCCACCACAGCACTCCGTCGCGCGGCCAGGCTCCGACCGCCCACGCCTCCACCACCGCACCCACGGGATGGTCCAGGTCGGCTACGCGGACGCGCCGATGATGTGGATGTCGTAGGTGACCGCCGACCCCGCGCCGGAGTTGGCGATCTTCAGCAGGTCGCCGGTCGACGCGGTGACCGCGTAGCCGATCGCGTCGGCCACCCCGGTCCCGACGGCAACGAACCCGCCCGGGCGGACGGTCAGCGTGTGCGTCGCGCCGAGCAACGTGGCCCACGGGTTGCTGGACGCAGCGCCGACGACCACGTTGTTCGTGTTCCCGGCCGCCGCCGCGATCACCAAGCCCTTAATCCGGGCGAAGGTGATCGTCGCGCCGAACGCGTCGATGAGGACGCCCGCCAGGTCGAGGTCCTCGGTCCCCGACGCGGCCAGCGTGCGCCGATCGGAGAACACCCTGTCGGCCTTGCCCGCTCCTGTGCCGCTCGCCAGGGACATGGACCGGGACAGCGACTGGGGCGCCCGGCTGGTCCCGAGGTCGATGGCGGTGACCTGCTCGGCGAAGGCGGACACCGCGAGCATCGTTCCGGACAGCGGCATCAGCTATCGCCCCCGTACCGGGCCGCGAGCTCGTCGCGGGTGAGGCCCTCGATCTCGGCCTCCTCGTTGGAGTCCTTGGCGCGCGTGTGGGCGTACGCCTGCCAGTCGGCACGGCTGGCGTTCTTGGCCGGCTGGCGGGGCTCGCCCACCGGGGCCTGGCTGACCGGAGTCAGCTCGACCGGCGGCGTGTCCTGCGTCGGCACCTCGTGAGCCGCCGGGGGCGTCGTCTCGACGAGAACCTGGCCGGGGCCCCGCTCGGCCCGAGGCCCGGCCAGGGAGGGACGGGACAGGATG